TTCCGGTCATAACGTATTCTTTAGTGAATATTTTATTGGTCCCTTCGACCCCACAGCTAACAACAATTTTCAAATCGGTTTGTTTACTCATGCCCATTTTTCCAGCTTTGCCACTCCCTTCACCTTCTGATATAGTGTCGAATAAAGCTTCCACTATTAAACTTACTCTTATTTTTTTTACATCTTTATTTTTGACATGATGCACGTAAACAAATGGATCTTTAGCGTCTGTCGGCCAGCCTGTAGCCCATGAGGTAAAATTTCTTGGCTTGCCTCCGTTTACTGCTAGCCTTATGTCTTGATCTGTTGTTATCGGACCAAGTAACTTAAAACTAGCTGGTCTCCATATATAAACATTTTTAAAATTTTGTAAAGGAGTTTGACTTTCTGTTCCCAAATTAATTTCCATAACAACATTTCTAAAATTATATTTGCCGTCATAATTCATAACTGGAACTTTATTTAGATAAATTCCTTTAAGCATGTCCAATCCGTAAACTTTTTTACCAAATTGGTCCACTAAGCCATAAATTGGCCCTTCGCAAAGCAAGTCTACACTTTCAGAAATAGAAATAGATTTTAATAAAGGCTGTTGATCTGGCGGCACTAAAGCTGGTATTGGCGCATCTTTGGAAGAGCTTTTGCCTTTATAAAATCTAAGTGGATTTAAAATTTTCATTAGGCAGTTTGAACGTTTTGAGAAAGAATCGGTTCGCCAATTCCCTTGAATGAAGTTGTCGTGGATAAAAATTGTATATTTATTTTAACAGGAGAAGAGTAAAGGGTTTGCTTGTTATTTATATTAACTTTACATCTATATCTTGCTTTATAACTAGAATATCCTGCGCTTTTCGCTCCTTTGATTGTTGGCCTTTGTGATTCGAATCTTACGAGTCTATTTGACTCGACTGATACTTGTTCCGAATAAGTTATAAAATCTTCAGCAACAATTCCATTGCTTGGGCTTGCGCTTGTTGAGTTTTTAACGAAAACAATTTGAGCATCAGAAGATGGAGAGCCAATTGAAGTCCAATTTGTGGAATTCGGAGTAACTATTTTATATTCTTCACCAGCGATCATTTCAGAAGCTGTGAGAGTTCTTTTGCCTACGTCAGAAAACTTTTGAGTTTTTGGCGTAGTCAAATCAGAAACGGAGTGGAAAAACTTTTCTTTTGGAGCGAGCTGCCAATTTGAAAATACTCCGTCTCTATTAGTATCATACTTATAGTACAAACTAATTCCTTCACTACCTCTTAAATCTTGCAGCCTTGCAAGCAAACGATGATATCCAGCAGTTAAATATAAAGTTGTTGTGGAAGAATGGAGAGCTTCAACTTCGCTATCAGTTGGCTGACTTATCCAAGGAGGGTTTGCAAATCCAGAAAACATTGCATGACCGCTGTAATATGCACTAGCCAAAGTAGAATCTATATATAAGTCGGAAGCATCATCAGAATCAAGTTTGAATTTAAATGCGCCAACAGGCATGACTTTTCCATTTCCGACTCCTTGCACTTGTTTTTTATAAAAAGTTGAACCTACTCTTGGAGGTATAGCGGTTCCACCCAAACCAGTAAATCCTAACCCACTCCATTGCCCAGTATCTCCAATTTTGATAATTTCGTACAATCCTGTTCCAGTTCCAATTTCAAAAACATCTTTTACGAAACTTTTACCATCTCCCCCTACCGTCGGCACATAAAAATAACCAAGAAACTCCATTCCATAGTTGTCGATATTTGCCGTAGTGCCATTTATTTTACCTTCGGAAATATTATCTATTGCTCCGATGTAAGTATATTGATTTTTGTCTTCGTGTGCTGGGTAGTCAGAGAATAGAGTGTTCATCTGTGCTGTAGTAGTAGGAGTTTCCACTCTAGTCCAATATGTTGATTCGGCAACTGGTGCCCCTCCTCCATCTAATGCTCCTGTAGTTGGTAAATGTCCCGAAACCGCACTTGCGCACTTATATAAATATTCAAGACTTGGAGGAACAATTTTTCTCCAATACGTTGAATTGATAGACGGTCCAGCGCCAGTTGGCAATTGACCGGAAAAATTATTAGTGATTGCTTGGAAATATGTTCCGCTTGCAGGATTTCCTGTTGGATAATTAATTAATTCTCCGCTATAATAATTATATCCAGTATCCCAAGTTCCAAATTTTAAATTATAAAATTGAGTAGGGCCAAATTTTACTAAATCTCCTACCGAATATTTTTGAAAATACCCCGTTTGATTACTCTTCAATCCGGTAAAATTAGATTGAACTATAAAATCTGGAGCATGGTAAGATCTAATTGCTAAACCAGATTTCACCGCATAGGGGTTTTCTATTTTAACGTTGCCTTTTGAACTGTCAGTGCTTAATTCTTCCCATTCATAAGTAACGTCTTCGTCAAAAGTAGTTAAATCTGGATTAGAAATGATTTCTCCATTTCGTTTCACAACAACTTCAACTGGAGTTGACGTAACTTTGTCTGCGCTGTTTGTTGTTATGTCTATATAAGAATTTAAAATATTCACAGAGCAGAATGTAACTGTGTCTTCCATGTCTACGGATTGCTCTGTCGAGAACTTGTCAATTGTTGAGCCTCCAGATTCGGCTTCGTTTTCGGCTACTAGCTCAATATAATCATTAACTGGTTTATCAACAGGAGTCATCAACTGTTTAATATCTGTTTTTAAAGCGTAATGATCAATTCCTGCGCTGATTTGAGAAGAGCCGATTTTTAAACGTCCATAGCCAACTGGAACAGCTTGACCTTGAGAAGTGTTGGATGGTTTGTTGCCGAATAAATAAGATTTACCGCCAGCTTGAACTTCTTGGTTAAAGTCTGGTTTAGGTTGAGGGAAAAGAAGTGTCATTACGCCTTGGACGGCTAAAGCGGCACCAATCATTCCTAATGTTGTGCCTAAAGTTGCCATGCCGCTTCCTGCGGCAGCGCCAGTAAATGCACTTAATCCACTTATGCCAATCGAAGCTAATCCACCCGTTGCCGCTATCAAAGCCGCTCCAACAACGATCATTCCAATCGCCGCGCCATTTTTTCCCGCTCCCCATACAATTGGAACTATATGAATTTCTTTTGGAGCTTTTTGTATATCAATTTCTTTTGGATGTTGAATAACGTTATCATCTACAACTATTCTGTAATGAACTCCTTGCATCGCCAATCTTTTAACTTCATCTAAAAACCCTCTTTTGTTTGAGTTGATAGCAAGAAAAGCCTCTTTCGCAGAATTTATATTAAATTTAAATTCTTCTCCAAATTTGTTTCGCAATGCGCCGTATAAATAAACGTTAGTCATATTGCTTTTTTAAAACCTCTACATAAGCTTTATTTACATGCAGTTGTCTTGGTAAAACCAAATTAAACTTTTCAGTTTCTTTGCTATAAATTAAATATGGGACACAGCAATTTTCGCAATTAAACCTATCAAAGTTTGATTCGTTTTCTCCTGTGGTTGGGTGGGTATGATAAATTGCTACTAATTTGCCACCTCTTAAATACCTTAAAATTTCCAAAGGATGAATCTCAAATACATCGTTTTGATACATAGCAATATTTTTTGCTGGTTCTGATTTGAGTTCGCCATTTTCCATAAAAATAAAACCACAAACTTCTTTATCAGATCTTTTAGCGTGATCAATTATTGATTGCATTATTGTGAACTTATTGAATATTCTTCTGTGCCAGGAAAACCCCCAAATGGTAAATAACTTTCATTGCCAAATCTTAATTTGCAGCCATCAACGGTTTTGGAGCATTGGTCTCCAACCCAATACTCTTTATTAAAAGCTGGATGTTTTGAACCTGTTGCGGTGTGAGCTTTACTGCAAATATAAAATTTTAATAATGGACTCCAATTTGGGATAGCATTTATGTCTTTTTTAGCTATTTTTATATTATGATTTTCAATATAAACATATTCTCCAGTTTTATAAACTGCACCATTTTGCCACCCGCCTCTGTTGAGCCCATCATTAAGAGCATCGTTATTTAAATTAACCCAAGAAAATAGTTGTGAAGATGTATAAAATCTTTGAGAAGAAGTGAGCGTGTTTTGTTCCGATGGATCGTAATAGAATCTAGAAGAAGGTATTGAAGCAAAACTTGACGTTGCTACTGGTGGAATTTTATATTGAAGCGTTAAACTTGGAGAGGGGGATGAAGAATTTGTATAATGTCTAACTAATAGTCTTTGATAACCCGCGGACAAAGGAATGGTAAATGTAGTAGAGGCGTTGCTAAAAAAATTAGCTACAACTGATCCATTGATAAAAATTTCCCCAACACTATTAGTTCCTTCGCAAATAACTTTAAACTCATAAACACCAGCTTCATCAACATCAACTTTAAAATATCCAACATATTCATTTGCTGTTGGAATAGTAGAATTGATCGTTGGAGTAGAAACTATACTTTCAGTGACGCTCCCAGCAGTTGCTGCAATGGTAGAGGTTAAAGCTGCATTGTTTGCTGGCACAGTGCCAGACATTCCCGTATAATATCTCCTAATCAAACCGCTTCTAAAATCTAAAGCTTTTCTTAAACGCATGTTATTCTCGTCTGCAACTGGTACTCCCATATATTTGCAACCATTACCACGATAATGAAACCCACAATAACGAGCCATTACTGATCGCTTGGGAAAAGTTACATTATCCAATTCAAGCGGAGAAGCCAACTCAAATTCAACTATTGCTCTATTTTCACTAGCTCTTCTCAAAATAAAGAAAACTTGATCTTCAAGACCAGCCGTTGCGTCAGCAGAACCGTATGGATTTTTGCTTTCAGAAAAATTCTGATTGTCCAAAAATTTGACAAAAGTTCTTTTCCTTACCACTTTCGCCCCAACAAGATTATTGTAGCGCCTAATTAAATTAGAAACAAAAAAGTCTTGATTTGAAATAGTTAGTTTTGGCCTTGGCAAAGACCCGTCGCCCTTGCTTTCAAAACCTGAGCTTTGTATTGGAAATGGCAAATACTCAACACCTTGCCAGTATACAGAACCATTTATGTTGTTAGTCCCGCCGTGAACATAAAGTTTATCATCAGGCTTATTAACATAATCGTAATAAATAACAAAAAACTCCAACAGTGCTGTTGGTTCTAGAGAAAACAGCTCCGCATTAATTTTTTGATTAGAAGCCCTTGACATTTCCTTTTACCCTTAGATTATATTACACTGATGCCTTTAAAAAACAAAATAAAAATAGACTCGTTTGTGGTTGACGGCTTAAAAGCAAAGGACATTCCAGAAGCGTTGAGGTTAGCCGTTAAAGCCCAATCAGCTTTTGGGTTGAGCGAAACCGCTGCTCCTTCGCTATTTTTAAATGAAATTAAAGATTCGTTGCAAAGGAACATGGAGTTTTCTTTTGTTTTTAGGACGGTTGCTGGGAAAGTGTTTGGCGTCTTTATAATAAGGCCAGAAACCAATATTTCCGCTGAATTGGTACTGGCGTTAAGCGACCCTAACATCTCGCAAACTAAAGAGATGTATGATGAGTTTCGTAATATTTTAAATTCTTTTAGATTTAAAATGTTTTTTGCCAAAGTTTACAAAAAAAGAAAAAAAATTCAAATCTACATCAGGTTTTTAAATATTCTTGGGTTTAAAGAAATATTGAACGAAAATGAGGAATTTATCACTCTTTGCTCAAAAAAGACTTGACAAATTTAATAAACGGCGTATTGTCGAAGACAATGAAGTTCGAAAGGTTAATCCAACTTGCCAGAAACCTTATCATTTATGATGATATTGATTTGCGCTGCCGACACTTTGCATTCATTATAAATAAAAATAAGATCGTGTCTATAGGCAAAAACTCAAAGAAATCTCACCCAATTAACCAAAAATATGGGTACTTTGATGGCAGCGGTCTGCACGCAGAGGCTTGTGCAGTAATCAAATCTGGCCACATTGACCACTCAAGGCACACTTTAGTTACATTTCGTATTGACAGAAACGATAAAGTTGCTATGGGTAAACCATGCAAATACTGTCAAAAACTATTGAAAGACGTAGTTTTCAAAGAAATATTTTATTCAAATGAACAAGGCGAATTTGAACGATCAAAATAGATTGGATGATGGCTTTGGCAATATCTGGTACAAATGCAATTTTAACGAGGATTGCGGGTTGCATATTGTACGTCCCGGCAAGTCTCAATGCTGGTGCGATTCTATTGAAATGCTTTCTGATTACGAATCTGACCTTGAGCGTTTTGGTTGGGCTGGTGCTGGTTGGTATTTTTGGAACGAGACCAGAAACAATTGCTACGGACCTTATTCGACTGAAGAATATGCAAAGCGCCAATTTCTTAAACATTTAAAATTACTAGACAATGAACATCCTGATAATCGAAGCGACCAGTAAGCGAAAGCCTCTTGCAGAAGACTATAGTGACACATCAATTGTTCACTGCCGCAATAGCTTGATCTTAAAGAAGGCTTTGGGCGCAGATCTTCTTGACGGCGAGTACTTCCTGCCAGAAGTCTTGAAGAAGCAG